AACTACGGGTGTTGTCGCGTGTCAAAAGAATAGAAACTATATTGGTATTGAATTGAACCCAGAATATGCTAAACTATCAGAAGACAGACTTTCCAAGGAGGCAGCACTTGAAAACTTCTTCGCGTGAAACATCATGATGAGACAAAATTATTATACCAATGTCAGCATGAGAGGAAAATATATCTTATGCCGTGGAATTAACAATAACGGCAAATCGTTTCAAGAAAAGATAGATTTTCAGCCCACCATGTTTGTTCCTTCTCAAAATGAAACCAAATATAGAACATTAGATGGATTTTTTGTTGAACCCATTCAGCCGGGAAGTATACAAGACACCCGAGATTTCATCAAAAAATATAAAAATATAAAAAAATTCAGTTTATATGGAAATGATGATTTTATATATCAATTCATTGGAAATAATTACAGAGGAGACATTAATTATGACTTTTCTAAAATTAAAGTGGCGACAATTGATATTGAATGTGAATCTGAACATGGATTTCCTAAACCAAACAACGCTGTAGAAAAAATAAATGCAATAACCGTTGATTTTAATGGTTGGATTTATGTGTTTGGTTTGGGAGAATTCAATCTTGCCGAATCATCATATGACGGCAAACTAAGACAATTTAAATTTAATACTGAAGAGGAACTTCTTGATTCGTTTCTTTCCACTTGGGAATTAGAATCTCCAGACATCATCACGGGTTGGAACGTTCGATTCTTTGATATTCCATATATTGTTAATCGCATTCGAGAAGTTCTTGGTGAACAGTCCATAAAGCGTTTATCTCCATGGAGGATCATTAAAGAAAGAAGCATCGTCAAGATGAATCGAGAAAACCAAACATACGAACTGGTTGGTATTGCAACACTCGATTATTATGAACTCTATCAAACATTTACTTACACAAATCAAGAATCATATCGTTTAGACCACATTGCATTTGTAGAACTTGGAGAGAAGAAACTTTCATATGATGAATACGATAGCATGTCATCATTCTACAAGAACGATTTTCAAAAATTTATTGAATATAACGTCAAGGACGTTGAATTGGTTATTAAACTAGAAGATAAAATGAAATTGCTGGAACTAGCAATATCTCTTGCATACACAGCAAAGGTAAACTTCTCAGATGTCTTTGGACAGGTCCGAATGTGGGATTGTATCATATACCAATATTTAATGGAACATAATGTTGTAATTCCACCAAAAACATCAAGTAAAAAAGACACACAATATGCAGGTGCATATGTGAAAGAACCAATTGTCGGAATGCACGATTGGGTTGTGTCGTTTGATTTGAATAGTTTGTATCCACACCTTATCATGCAGTATAACATTAGTCCTGAAACAAAAATAGATCAACCGCAAGACTTTATGATCACACCAAATTCTATACTCACAAATACAAGTGGTTTAGTTCCCGATGCAATTAAAGTACATACTAATAAAAATTATTCTGTTGCTGCAAATGGAACATGCTACACAAAGGAACATCAGGGGTTTCTTCCTGCGCTCATGGAGAAGTTGTACAAAGAACGTAAGATGTATAAAGGCAAGATGATTGAATGCCAAAAGAAACGACAGGAAATTATGAAATCAAATACTGTTGCGATGGGCAAGGGATTGATGTGCCAGAAACTTGATAAGGAAATTGCCAAATATAATAATTTTCAGTTGGTGAGAAAGATTCAACTCAATTCCGCGTATGGTGCAATTGGAAATGAATGGTTTAGATATTACGACACTGACTTAGCAGAGGCAATTACTTTATCTGGACAGTTGAGTATTCAGTGGATTGCAAACAAATTAAATGAGTTTCTAAACAAAACAGTAGGCACGGAGGACTATGATTATGTCGTAGCATCCGACACAGATTCTGTCTATTTACGTCTTGGAAATTTAGTGGAGAAAGTTTGTCCCAACAAAACCGAGAAGGAAGTGGTTGAATTTCTTGACAAAGCCTCTAAGGAAATTATTCTACCTTTTATCGAAAAACAATACGATGAATTGTCGGATATAATGAACGTATATGAAAATAAGATGGTCATGGATAGGGAGTGTATAGCAGACAAGGGAGTTTGGACTGCAAAGAAAAGATACATGATGAGGGTTCATGATTCGGAGGGTATTAGATATGAAACGCCCAAGATTAAAATAATGGGGATAGAAACTACAAGGAGTTCTACTCCACGAGTTGTAAGAGATTCATTAAAAGAAGCAATCAACCTAATTCTTACAGCAGACGAAGATGAAGTAATTGAATTTATTGAAAATTTCAAAGAAAAGTTTAATACCTTTGACCCAGAAGAAATTGCATTTCCTCGTGGCGTAAATGGGATGAATAAATATTCAGATATGAATATGATTTATCGAAAATCAACACCAATCGCCGTGAAGGGTTCTTTGATATACAACTATAATTTAAACAAATTGAAATTGGGAAAGAAATATAGAAAAATTACTGATGGGGATAAGATTAAATTTTTACATCTCATTAAGCCAAATCCACTTGGAGGAGTTGCAGGACAAGATCAAATAATTGCTTTCCCCAATAGTCTTCCAAAAGAATTTGGTCTCAAAGAGTTTATTGATTATAACAAACAATTTGAAAAATCATTTCTGGAACCCATTAAGAATATTTTAGAAAAAATAGGATGGAACCACGAACACGTTTCAACACTTAAAGGATTTTTCGTATGAAGAACACATCTAAAGTTTTTATCATAGAGATTTTAAAAAAAGAATTAAACGAGAAACGAAATTCATTAAAAACATTTGCAAATGATAAAGATTGCCCCATTACAATATACGAAAAAGCATTAGATAAATGCAGCAATATAGAATATGCTATAGAACAAATGGAGAAATTATCATGACTGATTTTTTAAAAGGTATAATTAAGAATTCTGGTAACGTCTATGCGGGCATTGCGTCCGATGGTATCGATGGTTCGGATGTGAAGGGATTTGTCGATACCGGTTCATATGCATTCAATGCTTTATTGTCGGGTTCTCTTTATGGGGGGATTCCCAATAACAAAATCATGGCACTAGCAGGAGAATCGGCAACTGGTAAAACTTATTTTGCTCTTGGAATATGTAAAAAATTCATGGACGATAATCCAGATGGGGTAATTCTCTACTTTGATACAGAACAAGCAGTAACATCAGATATGATAAGTGAACGGGGAATGGACACAAAGAGGGTTGCAATTTTCCCCGTTTCCACCGTTGAAACGTTTAGGCATCAAGCGATTAGTATTGTTGATAGTTATATTGAGAATAAAGACAAGAAGCCAATATTGGTTGTTTTGGATTCTCTTGGAATGCTTTCCACCGAAAAGGAAATGTCTGATACCACAGAAGGTAAAACAACCAGAGACATGACCCGCGCACAAGTAATCAAAGCAACCTTTCGTGTCCTAACTTTAAAGTTAGGAAAGGCAGGAATTCCACTAATAATGACTAATCACACATATGAGATTATTGGCGCATATGTTCCAATGAAAGAGATGGGCGGTGGCTCTGGTTTAAAATATGCTGCTTCTACTATCGTTTATCTTTCCAAGAAAAAAGAAAAAGATGGAACAGATATTATTGGTGGTATTATTAAATGTAAACTTTTTAAGGGAAGATTCACCAAAGAAAATAAAGAAGTAGAAGTTCAGTTGAATTATGATACTGGTCTCAATCCCCACTATGGTCTTGTCCCAATCGCAGTTAAATATGACATTTTTAAAAAGGTATCAACTCGCATTGAACTTCCAAACGGAAAGACTGCTTACGAAAAACAAATAAACAATGATCCAGAAAAATATTTCACAGAAGATGTAATGGAAAAACTAGAGGAAGCAGTTGCAAAGGAGTTCAAATATGGTAACATATCAGACACTCAAGAAAACAAGAAAGAAGAAAATGAGCAGATATAAATTTGATACCACAGATACTTCCCAAGAAAATTTACCAATTACCATCACCGAAGGTAAATATGTAAATATGACATATCGATACAACAGCGTTCAGTTTAAAGAAGATGAGGATCAAATGAAAATGATTTTCAAATACGATATCATCAACAACCCAACAGACATGACCATTGAAGAACTAGATGAAAGTGAAGAAGTTAGAAATCTGTTGGGTGATTTACTTTTAGAAATTTTTGATGATGAACTTGGTCGCGGAGACGATTTCCTTAGAGAAACAGATTATGATTGAACATGTGATTCTTGAGAATTTAATAAACAATGACGAATATTCTAGAAAGGTCATTGTGTTTTTAAAGAATGAGTATTTTCACTCAAAGAAGGAAAGACTCATCTTTAACTCCATTAGAAACTTTTTCAACGAATATAATAATCTCCCATCGAGAGAATCTATTCTTATAGATATCGATAAAGACAAGAGTGTAACAGAGTCTGAACAAAAATATATTACTGAATTAATCGAACAATTTAACTCTTCCGATGATAAACCAAATTTAGATTGGTTGCTAAAAGAAACAGAACAATTTTGCAAAGATAAGGCGATCTATAATGCAATCATGGAATCGATTACCATCATCGATGACAACTCGTCAAGCAAGACAGAGACAGCAATCCCACACATCCTTTCGGACGCACTCTCGGTCTCCTTCGACACCCACATCGGACACGACTACATCGAAGACTCAGAAGAACGATATGAGTTCTACCACAAAAGAGAAAAGAAAATCCCATTCGATTTAGATTTTTTCAACATTATAACGAATGGCGGAACACCGCAAAAGACACTTAATATCGTAATGGCTGGAACAGGAATAGGGAAATCTCTATTCATGTGTCACCACGCAGCGAATTGTCTATCTCAAAACTTTAATGTTCTGTATATAACATGTGAAATGGCAGAAGAAAGAATTGCAGAAAGAATTGATGCAAATTTAATGGACATCACAATGGATGATGTGAAAGAATTGCCCAAGGAAAGTTATGATAAGAAAATAAACACATCAACTGCTGGGATAACCGGTAAATTGATTATTAAAGAATATCCAACGGCTACTGCAAATTCAAACCATTTTAGAATTCTTTTAGAAGAATTATCATTAAAGAAAAAATTCAAACCTGATATTGTTTTTATTGATTATCTTAATATTTGTGCATCTTCTAGATTGAAAAATAATGGAAGTACGAACAGTTACCAATATGTGAAATCAATTGCAGAAGAACTTCGTGGTCTTGCAGTAGAATATAATGTTCCTATTTTCTCAGCAACTCAAACAAATCGATCTGGTTATTCTAACAGTGATGTTAGTTTAGAAGACACATCAGAATCGTTCGGACTTCCTGCAACGGCTGATTTTATGTTTGCATTAATTTCAACTGAGGAATTAGATGAGCAAAATCAAATTCTAGTTAAGCAACTGAAAAACAGATATAATGATACTGTCACTAATCGAAAATTTATACTGGGCATCAATAGAGCAAAAATGAAGTTATTTGATGTTAAACGGGATTTGCAAACTGGATTATTGACATCCAACCAAACAGAAGAAAAAGAATTAAAATTTGACTTCAATGATATCAACAACAAAGAAGACTCTTCCAATAAAAAATTTACACAGTGGAGTATATGATGAGTATTTATATTGATAAAAAATATATCAATATGATGTCCATGAATCTGGATAGATTTTCTTGGAAAAAAGATAATTTAGCAAACTGTCGATGTCCAATGTGTGGAGATTCAACTAAAAATAAAACCAAAGCCAGAGGTTACTTCTTCCAGAAAGAAAACAATTTCTTCTATAAATGTCACAATTGTGGATTCGGTTCCAACATATATAATTTTTTGAAAGAAATTTCCCCGTCGTTGTGTAAAGAATATTCTTTTGAAAAATTTAAAGATACGAACACATCATTGAATATTACAGAAGAAAAAGAGAAAAACTTGTTCAAATTCAAAAATTCTAAACCAATTTTTAAAAAGAAAGACAATATCCTACAATCACTGCGATGCCTTACTGACTTGGCGGATGATCATCCTGCTGTTCTTTTTGCGAATATGAGAATCATCCCAAATCAATTTTGGAGGTATCTCTATTTCACCGAAGATTTCGGATGTTTTATGAAAGAATTGGATCCAGATTGCATTCCTGTTGGAGCAGAACCCAGATTGGTGATTCCGTTTTTCAATAGCCATGGAACAGTAGTTGGTGCTCAAGGTCGTGCATTAAATATGAAGGACGAAAGTAACGCACGACAGACAATAAAGTATATAACAGTCAAGGGAGACAAATCTATAGACAGGCTTTGGTATGGGTTATGGAGAACAGATCCCAAAAAGAGAGTCTATGTTGTAGAGGGACCAATTGATTCCATGTTTTTGCAAAACTGCGTTGCTATTGTGGGTGCAGGCGCATTAAAAGAAATTCCAGAAAGATTTGCAAACTCTAATATGACTTGGGTAATGGACAACGAAAAAAGAAATCGACAAGTGTGTTCCTATATTGAAAAGTTAATAGAGATGGGTCGAGATGTTTTTATATGGCCAGACGAAATTAAAGAAAAAGACATAAATGATCTTGCATACAGAATATCAACTCGTAGAATTCAGAAGATGATTGATGAAAACACATTTAGTGGTTTGAAGGCCACTTTAAGATTTCGTGATTGGAGAAAAATATGAGTTATAATGAAGAAGAGATTGAACGTATAATAGAAACAACAACACAATATCATCTCATGCTACAATATTTAAAAGAGTATGTTGATGAAGAAATATGGAAAAGATCCAAAGAATATGCTAAAGATTTCTCAAACGATATAGAAATGGAAATATTAGACGAAGATGACGACACCGAGGAGTATGAAAACTATGCAGAGGATTGAAGTACTAGACAAAGGTCATGTTGACTTAGTTGACCACATGGGTAGCGATTTAACAGTTGCAAATTCTGCAAGGGTGTCGTTTGACACTAGTAGTCATTTTGAAATTGATCATGGTGGAATGCCTGTTTTGTCGGATAAGGATGCAAAACTCATCAAATATCTTGCAAAACATAACCACTGGACACCATTTGGTCATCCACAAATGACCCTAAGAATTAAAGCCCCAATTTCTATTAGAACTCAATTCTTCAAGCATAAGGTTGGGTTTTGCATTTCTGGAGATGCAGAAGTTCCATTTCTTAAAATAACCAAAAACAGCATTAATGTTAGACGAAACACTATTGAGAAAATCTATAACGACTGGAATTATATAAACCCAAAGGGAATTCATACCAAAAGAGAATTCATCAAAAAAAGAAAAACACGGGTCTTCAACACAAATACAGAAGAATTTGATACTGGATATATCACCAATATTGTTTGTAATGGAAATAAAGAAGTATTTGAAATTACAACTTCCAATGAGAAAAAATTAAAACTAACTGAAGATCATAGGATATTGACTAAAGATGGTTTTGTCCCACTTAAAACAGCAGTGGGACTATTCCATAATGGCACTAATTGGGATATGCAGAAGGATTGTTATGTTTTAACTATCCCAAAAAACAACACAAAACTAAAAACATTTTCTAGAATATCCAATATTCGTCATGCTGGTGTAGAAATGGTATATGATATAAACATCGACCATCCAGAGCATAATTTTGTTGCTAATGAAATTGTTATTCATAATTGTGAAAATGAAATTTCACGACGCTATGTGACATTAGAACCAGAATTCTATGATCCCACATGGAGAACTAAACCAGAAGGTGGAGCCAAACAAGGATCAGAAGATTTTATGGTAAGAGAGGGTGCTGCTATTTCTAATATTGTTTATAGACGAGCAATTAATCAATGCTTGAAGTCATACAACTATCTCTTGAAGCGTGGAGTTGCACCAGAACAAGCACGATTTGTTCTCCCACAAGGAATGTACACAGAATGGTATTGGACTGGTTCTCTTGCTGCATATGCACGATTTTACAAACAACGAACAGATCCCCATGCACAATGGGAGATACAAGAATATAGCAAAGCAATTGGTAAAATTATAGAACCTCTGTTTCCCGTTTCATGGAAGCATTTGACATCTATTTGATATAGATAATATATCAAACAAAGGGCTAGATTATGATGTACATTAGTGACATTCTTCCAGAAGAATTTCTAAACGAATATAAGACAAAGAAACCAAA